GTGCATCAACCCGGGCTCCAACGGCTACGTCTACAACTGGGGCGCTTGAGCGACATCGTGAAGGGAGCCTAACATGGCATCTATCAACAACGTCTCTACGCGCAGTCAGATGCGCACCAACATCCCTGGAGATATTCGTATCTCAGGGCGTGTCACGGGCGCGGACGCTGCAACCCCGAATCTTGCGGGTAAGGGGTTTACGTTCCTCTACTCGGGCACCACTGGTATCTACTATGTGCTCTTGGGTACTGGTGTTACCGCGACGTTCCAGGGTGCGCTTGATCCGTCCCCTGGCGCTCTTGTGAGTGTCACTGGTGCGAGCGCCGTTACGAATATTTACTCGTGGAACCTTGAGACCCTTTTGGCCAATCCGGTCACTGGACCTCGCCATCTGTATGCCGTTCCTGCTGCTGTAAACATCCTCTCTCAGCCGGTCGGTCTTCAGATCAAGGTTATCAACCCTACAACTAGCGCTCTCGCCGCGTTTGCAAACACGGCTCTTGACGGGTTTACCTTCGAGATCACCTGTGCCACCACGAGCGTGACGGTATGAAGGGCAAGGGCGGGAAGATCGCCATCCTCCTCGGCATGAAGCCGGGGATGGGTGGCGGGGACGAAGAGGAGGCTCCGCCGTCCTCTCAGCAGGGCGAAGACGAAGAGGGGCCGTCTATGGCGGAAGTCTCTCTCGCCAAGCAGATGATGCGCGCCAAGGACGCGGAGTCGTATGCCTCCGCCCTCAAAGCGTTCATCTACGAGTGTATGCCCGACGAAAGCGAAGACTGATAGGCTAGGGGTTCACCATGGCTCGCACGAGAACGCTCGCTCAACTTCGAGAAGAGGTCCGCCAGCGTGCGGACATGGTGAACTCCGGCTTCGTCACGGATGCCGAAGTCGACCGTTGCATCAATCAGTCGTGGGCTCAGCTCTACGACAGATTGCTTGCGACGGGCGAGGACTACTATCTCAAGTACGTCGATCTCGGCATCGTGGCCAGACCGGCGACTCCGTATGCGGACTTCCTGAGCTACACTGCGTCCAACGGCCAGCCAGCCAACGATGTTTACCAGGTGCGTGGTGTGGACGCGGTCTACGCGAGCAACCTCGTTGTCAACTGCCCAAGGTTCAATTGGGAAGAGCGCAATCTGTACAATGCCGTTCCTGAGCTAACGCCGTACGCGCCGATCACGGCGTATCGGGTCATCCAGAACCCGATTACTGGGAACGACTGCATTGAGTTCATTCCGTCGACGCCAAACGGCATCCGCTACTACCGCGTATGGTATTACCCGAATCCAAAGGTACTGACGCTTCCGTCGGACACCCTTGATGGCCGAAGTGGCTGGGAAGAGTGGGTCGTGGTCGATGCGGCCATCAAGCTGCTCGCCAAAGAAGAGAGCGACACGTCGCAACTTGAGCGCGAAGCTGCGCGGGTGTGGGCTAGAATCATGGCTGTCGCGGAGAACCGCGACGCAGGCCAGGGGAAGCGCGTCACCGACGTTAATCTAAACTCCGGCATGTGGCCGTACCCGGCGGGATTTCCGCGTAGGTTCTAGGAGGGGAAGATGCCGAAGCAGGACAAGCCATCACAGTTTCTTGTCCGCGACGCCAAGGACCCGCTCGCCAACGCGGTGCAGGAGTCGCTTGCGCAGGTCACCAAGAGCCTCCGCCAGCAGCCTCCGCCAAAGCAGCTCGTCAGCAGCATCTCGAAGCAGATGCCAGACCAGGGCATCACGTTCAAGCCTGGCCAGATTGTCGACATCCCTCACGGCCTTGGGCGTAACGCGGCTGGTTTCAACATCGCCAAGGTCGTGACCGATACGCCACGGGCCGCCAGCGCACCGTATGCAGCGCCAAACCTGCAAGTGGTTGAAGTTCCCGGCCCGCTGGGGCAAAAGATCATGCGGCTGCGGCTCATCCCGCCAAAGGATGACAACGGCAATGACATCCCGATCGACCCGGTGAAGCTCAACCTGGAGATTTTTTGATGCCGACTCGTGACCAAGTTCTTCAGGTTCCATTTGTCGGCGGCATCGACGAGTATGCAGACCCGGACCAGCTTCAGCCTCCCGCAATGGCCTCGCTGGAGAACGCTGTTGTGCGAAAGACGGGCCGCGTCGAGAAGCGCGAAGGCTTTGAGTACATTCAGAAGGATGGTGTGCCGGGAACGCCAGCTCAGACGTTTGCCGGCACTCCGTTGCCATTCGTACAGGAATGCCTTGGCTCGCACAGCGGCCGCGACGGATCCAAGCTCCTGCTTGCTGCTGGCGATACGCTGTTCGAGTATGTTGGCTCGGACGCCGACCACGGCTACCGGGTCGTAAACAAGCTGCCGTCGTGCTATGGGACGCTGCACTCGGTAGACTCGACTGGCGGCGAGGTGACCGAAGTTGAGTCGATGCTCAATGACGCGGGCACACTGCGTTGCACGGTCTGGGTCTTGGGATTCCGCAACGGCCAGGAGTTGACCAACGACAAGGCTATTTCAACGCAGCCGAATGGAACGCATGGCGTGTATGCGGCCGTGCAGCGCGTCTCTGATGGGGCGTTCGTTACGGCTCCTGTGAGAATCAAGGACTCGTTCGGCGCTGACACGACGCGGTGCAGCGACCTGCGCATGACCATGTCGAGGGGCTCTTCTGGAAACGATCGGCACTGGGTTGTAGCATTCCGCAGAGACTACGCGGTTATCGAGGCGTTCGCGGTCATCTCGACGGACGGCGCAATCAAGACGACAGACAGGATTGATCCGGCTTTCACTGGGCGACCGTACTGGCGAGCATTTGATATTGCTGGAGTCTATGGCGAGCAATACTTGCTCTTCGCCAGGTGCGAGGGCGATACGTCGCCAGCGTCGCCAGACGTGCTGCTAAAGCTGCTTTCGTTCGACGTTACGACTGGGGCCTTCTCCGTCGCGTACACCTACGCCGGAGGTGTTCTGAGCGCCGCAAACGCGTACGGGTCAACGACCTACAGCGTTCATGACTGGAACCGGCGCACGCCTCGCGGAGTCGTGCTTGAGAGCAATCCAATCACGTCCACTGTAGCCATCTCTGTGAGGACTGTTCACGAGATGGATGTCTCGCCGTTCTACCTTGACGGCAAGTTTGTTGTAACGCGAGCGAACTGCTCGGGCTCCACGATCTCGATCACGTCAGACGACTTTGCATGGCTGCACCGGGCCGGCTTCCAGACCGAAGACAACTTCGGCTCGTTCTCCACCGGGACGGGATACCAGCTGAAGTACAGCGCGAGCGCGAGCGCGAGCCCTTACCAGCTCGCTCCGACCAACTACAACGCGCTTCTCAGCTCAAGCCGAGCGATTTTGACCGCAGAGTTCACGGACGGGTCTGTTCAGCCGTACCTGCTTTCTCGTCTATCGCAGGGAACCGCGTTCGCGCTGTATCAAAACCCGATCGTCTACACTGGCACGCAGACCAATTCTATCGTGACCTCGTACCCGCGCGCCACGCACCTGTATCCGTCAGACAATTCCGTCTCGGTAACGGTGCCCAATAGCATCGTGACCACTTCGGTAGACACCGCGTCGGTTGACCAGCGAAACGTGACGCGAGTGCAACTCGGTACAGCCCCAGGCGTAGTGGGCTTCCCAAACAGCGTGCGATTCTGCCGCCTGTCAACGGCTTCCGGCCCCCGGTGCCTTGCCGTCGTGGCATTCAATGGGTTTGGGATTCCGCAAGCCGTAGAGGTTTACGATGGTCGCGGAGCCGGAAACGCCTACGGCGTGCCCGCGCTTGTCGACATCACGCAGATTGAGACGCGCGCCAACGCCTATATCGGACCGTGGGGAGCCCCAGTAGTGGTGCCGGCAAACACGATTCAGGTGTACGACGATTTCAACGCGCCGGCCCCGATTCTGATGACCGACATCATGTTTGAGGACATCGGTCTTAACTCTACCACTACCGCGCAGGTGGTGGTGGAGACCAGCGTCGGAGTCGAGCAATGCGTTCACCGATGGGACGTGGTGAACACCGGCCAATCCATCATCTTGGCGGTGTCGTCTGTGTCGGCAGCTCCTTTCAGTGGTCCAAACGGAGACGCGCCTCTCGGGTATGTGAGCCCATTCGCCCGCAGCAACTACTTCGAGGTGTACCCGTGGACGCCGGTGTCGCAGACGCGGTGGGACCTGAACGACTATGCGACCGTTGGGTCGTCAACGTCCAGGCCGATCTGGTGCGCGCTTGGCGGTCCATGGAGGATGACCAGCGGGCTTGTGAAGCTGTCTACTGGGCGCTACGGATGCGTGCTCTCGCCTGCCGGAGACGACTTCCAGCAAAGTGCGTTCTTCGTCTCGTTCACCAACGGCGAGGCTTTCGTCAAGACAGACCTGGACCCGGATCTGGTTCCGATCCCGTATTCGGGCGGGGTGACGTACGAGAACAACAAGGGTGTGTTCGTTGAGTCGATGAACATGCCGCGCACAGCAGCAGTACCTCTCAACTGCCCTCGGTTTAGTTCGGCTGGGACCATTCTTTCTGTTGGAGCCATCCGCAGGGGGCAGAGCGAAGGTGGAAGCTCTGTCTTCGCGCTGGACTACTCGTTTGAGCCGCAAGGGTGGCGGCAGATGAAGCAATGGGGTGATTACACCATCATCAACGGCGGGATTCCAAGCTCGTTCGACGGTTCGTCGTGCAGCGAGGCCTCGATGCTTCTATGGCCGCAGCGAGACCTGACGAGCATCGCATACGACCCATCGTCGCAGCTTTTGTTCAGCACACAGACGACGACGCCATATGCACTAGATGCTCTAATTTGTGCATACACCTTGGCTGGCTACCTGGGGCCATATCTGGCGAACATCAAGCGTCCGTGGTTCGCGTACGAGGCCGGCTTCAAAAACAAGAACGAGTATGACAACGATACCGGTGGGGTCGTTGACATGCACTGGTCGCGCATTACGACCGAGTGGGGTGGGGACCCGACAAAGGATTACCAGTCTGTGTATGCCGACCCTCGGCTTATGCAGGTGAGTGGCAGCCGATACAATAGTGGAGCTGGCATCAACCAGCTTGGTTCCGACCATTACTATGGCAGGTATCAATCTGGATACAGTGTTACGCGATCGCTCCTTAGCGACCCGGTGAAACTTGTCATCTGGGCACCTCGAACCGCGCCGGGGGATACGAGCGTACTCAACAACGTGTACAACCCGCTTGTGGCCAACGGGGACTTCTTGGCGAGATGGTGCTACGAGGCGGTCGACGGGACGGGACGGGTTGCCAGGAGTGCTCCGAGCCAGGCGGTTACGTTCTCAGTCTGCTCGTTGATCCGCTTCACGGAGCGGCTGTCTGGAGGCACGGCGGTCGTGAATCCGGAGGTCACGGTCGACGGATACCGGTACGGCTTCTTCGTCCCGCGCATGGAGCTGACGAACCGCCTGAAGACTGCCGAGAGTGACTCTCGTCGCGTCGTTGTACAGCCGTACTTTACCGCAGAGCCGTTTGCGACGGTGTTCTACAAGGTGCCGTTCTCGAACTTCCTGCGCGAGTACAGCAACGACTTCACTGTTGGCCGCAACGCAACGCGTGGAGTCGTCCCGTACTCGTCGGCCAATGCTGGCGGGCCTAACGATAACCCGTATGGCCTTGTCACGAGCAACTTCGGTTGCTTCGACGGCCCGCAGGGCGACTACAACGGCCTTTTGTCGCAGCCTGTGCTCTACACCGTCGGCGGCGGCCTCGACAACGTGGCACCCCCTTCTGCACTCTGCATGACGGTGCATCAGAACCGCCTTGTGCTAGG